TTACCCTAAAAGAGTTGATTATGACCTTTCCAGATAAAGAGGTTGAAATTAAAGAGGAGTTTGGCTGGGGTGATAGTGAGGATTCTGACGATAAGAAGATGGCCTCACCAGTCACAATGTGGGAGGTGTGGTTTCATTGGTACAACCTCAAGGGTAAAGAGACAGAGAGAATTGACGGCGTAGTTTGGATATACAAAAACCTTGTCTTGAAGAAGATGAAGAACCCCTATTTTGACTTTCAGGGTAAGAAGAAGTTATTCAGTAGAGTCATGGAAGAAAAGGGCGGATTATCCATTGAGGATATATTCGATTCTCTCGACGCTAACGCCGGCCAGAATGAGACTGTTTATAATAACTACTTCCAGCAACCAGAAAAGCCTTACTTCTTTATGGTTTATGAGAACATGGGAGAACAGCCAATAGGTGTTACCTCAAGAGTAGAGCAGGTGTTAGAGTTTCAGGATTCTATCAACCAGGATGGATCAGTCATTAGTGATATGAATATCCGCGCAAGAGGTAAGGATATCTTCGCTACCTCAGCCATTCCACAAGATACACTAGACAGTATTGACATTTACGACGTAGACCAGGTGCTCGGATTAGATTTACCCGATGGTGTACCTATCTCTAACGTCCACTCAAGAATTGAACAAAAGCCAGCAACTGCCCAGCAGTACCGATCAATGCAGGAGAACAGACAAAAAGCATTTGAAATGATCGGCGTGGGTGCAACAACCCGCGGTTTACAAGAACCTGATTCAACATTAGGCGAAAGCCAGATGGCTCGCGAGGCTGATTACGGGGTGATCGATGACATTGTTGAAGACACGATTAACGCCTGTGCAGAGTGGCAAGCTAACTGGTCGATGCAGTTTATTAAACTCTTTTACACCAAGCCACACATGCGCCACATTCTTGGTAAGGATGGAGAAGTTCTACATAGTAAGTTATCTCAAGATATGGTCGATAACGGTATGGAAGTGATTGTTTCTGCATCAGGTGTGGATAAGATGATGCGTAAGAGGATGGCTGTTGAAAATATGAAATTAGGTATTGGAGATCCGTTGTCTTATTACGAAGATACGGAGCAGTCATCGCCAAAAGAACGTGCTCTGAGAGCCATGATGGCACAGGGTTCTCCAATGGTATATATGGAGAAATATCTACAAGATAAACCTACTCCCCAGGAAGCACCGCCGGCGACTCAAGATGCCTTAGATTCAATGCCTGGTGGTCAATCTCAACAACAGCCAGTACAGCCTCCAGTGACACCCCCACAACAATAACAGTAGTTAACAAAAGTATATCCATATAGTACAATGTACTTATGATAAGAACAAATAATAAAACCGGCATGAGATATGGGAGATTGTTGGTTATTAAAAGGTCAGAAAAAAAGTATCTTGGTCAATCTATTTGGCTCTGCAAGTGTGATTGTGGCAATATCAAGAATGTTAAAGGTGGATGTTTAACAGCTGGTCAAACGAAATCTTGTGGGTGTATAAGATCAGAGAGAGCCGAGGTATTAAATAGAACTCACGGTATGTCGAAAACACATCCTTGGTTTGTATGGATGGGATTAAAAGATAGGTGTGATAATAAAAAATCACCTAAATATAAAAATTATGGAGGTAGGGGTATTACATATTGTGGGGAGTGGGTGGTTTTTGAAAATTTCTGGAAAGACATGGGGGTGGATTATAAAAAACATCTCTTAGAATATGGAAAGAAACAAACAACTCTTGATAGGATAAATAACGATGGAGAATATTCTAAGGATAATTGCAAATGGTCAACGTTAAAGGAGCAATCAAGAAATAAGAGAACAAACAAAAATATGTTTTTTAATGGTAAAAAAATAGCTTTGTCAGAGATAGCCGAAATAGTGGGTATTGATTATGATCTGTTGCTCAGAAGAATAACTAGAGATGGTTGGTCTTTGAATCGGGCAATCGTTAAATAATCACTGTGGTATAATCACCACATGGCAGATCCAACCAGAGATAATAGTGGTTCACAAGACCAAAACACCCCAAACGTAGAACAGATAAAAGCAGAGGCTGTCAAAGCAGCTAAGGATGCTCTTATATCCAGTCTACAAGGTGATAAACCTAAATACGCATGGGAAGCTAAAGGTAAGGAAGTCCCTCAAGATTACGATGAGTTATTCGAGGAAGTAGATAAACGCACTGTTAAACCAGATCAAATTGACGAGATAGTCGATAAGAGACTCCAAGACCGTGAAGATGCTAGGAAGAAAGCAGATGACACTAGATCAGAAGAAGAGAAAACCAGGAAGACAGAAGACCTAAAAACTAGACAGCTAGATTTCGACAGAGAATGGTATGAGTTAGTAAGGGACGGCAAGCTCCCAGCCCCATCAAAAGATATTCAAGAGAAGATTGAAAAAGGTGAAAAACTCACTAGGGAAGAGATTGAATCCGATGAGGGCATGACTACACGACTCAAGCTCGGTGAGTTAGCATTTACAGGTAATAAGTCAGCAAAGCTCGCCTTCTACGAGGATTATGGTAAAGAGCCAGCAGGTGCTAGTGCTCCAGTTATAGGTGGCAGACCATCTGCACCACAAAAAGAATCTAACGAACTTCAGTACGAAGATGTGAGTGCAAATAGAAAGAAGATATTCGGCTTCTAGTAATTGTGGTATAATCCAGCTAAGGATAAGAAACATCCAGGCCAAGAGCCTGGTTTTTTTGTACCTAAATAGTATTTATTTTAAGGAGAAATATGGCAGCAAATCTAATGTCCTCGAGAAGTGCGCTTGGTTCTAATGTATATAATTTCTCTACAGCTCGGGCAGCAGCCACAGTTGTAGATGGAATTTTGAATTACCCAATGTTCGCTTCGCGCTTACTTTACAAGGGTAAGATGTTTAGTGGTGATGGTCGCAGTGAACAACCGACTATTATTAAAGATATTAAAATTTCTAGCAGAAGCCAGTTCCAATGGTTTGACGGCCTTGAGAATCTGAACTCAGCAGCAGAAAATGTAGTCGTTCAATTACAGTTCAATGACGCACACGCAAGTATGCCTCTTGTTGAAATTATGACTGACTCTTTCGCTCGTGAGGGTGATGGAGAAGATGTTGACTATCCAGCATTTGAGTATGAAGATGCCCTAAATGAGACCGTCGAAGGTCTTTCACAGGCATTTTTCTCAGCAGGTGGAGCAGATCAGCCTCTTTCACTGCAAGAAGTTGTAGATGATGGTACAAATCTCGCTACCTATGGTGGTCAGACACGCGCAACCTACGACAGTCTCGATGCAACAGTGACCTCTTCGTCAGGCACAATGACCCTGGCTAAGTTGGCAACACTTCGATCAACGATCAGTGATACGGGTCCTAAAGAGAGCCCAACGCTTATCGTCACAACCGATACGATTGCTGACTTTTATGAGCAGTTCTTGACTCCTACGGTTTCAAGAGAGTACAAATCTATGTCAGTGGGTGGAATGTTCCCAGTTGCTACCGATGCTCCAAGCATGGGTCAAGGCTTCGGTGGAGTTAACACTTACTCAGGTATCCCAATCATCAGAGACAAACGCTCCACGAGTGGTGTTCTCTATATGTTGAATGAGAACTACCTACACTGGTCTGGTCGTACTCGAGTACCTAAGAGCTTCAACGAGTTCATTAGTCCTGTAAAACTAGGTAAAGGTAAAGTGGTAGAGGGTCAAGCATCAGCTAACCCAAGCAACTATCATGGTTTCTTCTACCAAGCTAAACAGATGATGCCTAATCAAGCAGGTATTATCAGTCGCTTCTATCTGTTCGGCCAACTCTGGTCAGATCAGCCAAGACGACAGGGTAAGCTCACGGCGATCACGGGTGTCTAGAAAGTATAAAATTAAAATAACCCTTTAGAACAGGGAGAAAGACAATTATGTCAGTAGGATTATCAGGACCAACATTTATCACAGCTCGTGATCTATATGCAAGTTCAGCTGAAAAGCAGCAAGCATTGGGTCAAAAAGGTGAGGATACATACGGTCGCAAATTTAGATATGTAAAAGCGGGTGCAACTGCTCTTGTAGTTGGTAACGTAATACAGTCACCAGCTCGTGATACTCAATTCACGGGTATGGCTGTTGCAAGTGCCGCAGCTATCGGTGTAACTACTCTTGCATTGACTAACGGTACAACCACGACAACTCTTGATGAGTTTGCAGGTGGTATCGCAGTAGTCTCTGAGTCAACTGGTATTGGTCAGCAATTTATCATTGCTGGTAATACTGTTGCTACATCAGGTGCAGCCCTAACAGTTACATTGAAAGATGGAGTGCGAGTCGCATTGACTACTTCCTCAAAGGTCACTCTTTGGAAGAATCTGTATAACGGTGTCATCGTGTCCCCAACCACAAGAACTGGTAAAACAGTCGGTGGTGCAATCTTCCC